CTAGATACGTATTATACCCTTCTTGGGTTCTTATGGGTCTATATGGTACTTCACCTACACGACAGGTGATATGTCATTCAAAATGGATTCACTCACACCTGAATAAAATAACAGAGATAGCTACAAATGTGTAAAGCTGTTGGTTGATGTTAGATTAAGTCATTGGTTTCTGAGGCAAGACTCGGACATGTAGAAGGAAAGCCTACAACCCTTGTTACGAACTTATTAGGATAATACCTGTATAGTGTTTTAAATCTAGCGCATCTTTTCAGAGGTAGCGAACCCGAACAGGGTGGTGAAAAGGATGAGTCATATATTGTTATAGATATGACCTTACGATGAAGACTGCTTCGGCTCTTTATACGAATGTTAATCCTCAAGGTTATTAATTTAGCCTTGGGTTTTCTTCGCCCCGATTTCCCCAACTCCTCTCATTACCGAATATTACTAAACTGCTCTAGCTCTTGACTTACTAAGGGGATTTATCCCTCAGAGGAACGAAGTGACGAGCTGTACCATAGCTCATGGTAACGAGGCTTGAGCTTGCTCAAACGTAGATGCCCCACAAACGATAGTGCGGGAGTTAGAGTGGAATAATGTTAATTTACCTGTTCTAATGTAGCCATAGTGATATAATAGTAACTTAATTCAACAATATAAATAATCATGGCTAAGAAACAGAAGGCTTTTAAAGATGTCAGTAGAACTATCTACTTTAACTCAATACCTGTAGAAATTAAGAGATTAGGAATTACTCAAGCTAAGTGTGCTGAACTATTAGGATGTACACGTAGTGGATTAATGCACAGAATCAAAGCAGACAAAGCACAACTACATTGGGCGGTATATGGTCTTGCTAATTACTTGGGTGAAGACGAAAACCTTGGAGAACGAGACCTATAATGATTTATGAATATTCTTGTAATAGTTGCTTACAGAGATATATTAAAAGCAATGAGATAACGCACAGAACTAAGAGTGGTTCATGTCCATATTGTAAGTCTGAAGATACTAAATTGAGGGAGACCAAGTGATGACAGTTAAACATACACAAGAACAATGTAAGCAAGCTATGGCAGGAATTAAGGATTTGATTGAGCAGATTAAACGTATTGATGACCCTGTTGTAAAGAAGCATGTATGTGATTCAGCTATTGATATTTGTAACAACCTACTAAGAGAGAATAAATAATGTTTGACCTAGAACACCAAGTCCAAGTAGCAATATGTCAGTACCTAGATGTTCGTAAGGTTCTTTACTTTGCAATACCTAATGGCGGTAAGCGTAATATCGTTGCTGCTACTAAACTAAAGAAAGAGGGTGTTAAATCAGGAGTTCCTGACCTTTGTATTATTCATGAAGGGCAAGCATTCTTCCTAGAGGTTAAAAGACCATCAGCACTTGGCAAAGGTAAAGGTAGATTAAGCGTTGCTCAGAAAGAGATGATAGCTAGACTTGAAGAAGCCTGCGCAGAGGTTAAGGTTGTATATTCAGTAGCAGATGTAATTGAAGCAATGATTGATTGGCAGATAAGCGTCCTATGAAGTTTTATACGTGGGTTTGGGAATCAGACTTTGAAGACAAGTTAATTGCGAAAGCAAAAGAAATTGCACATAAAAAAGGCTTAAAAAAGGCTCTATTATTAGGTGGTGCAGAGGACAAGAATATGAGAATTACAGATGTTTGTTTTATCGAAGACAAAGAGATAAACGATAAAATATGGAGATATGTATTAGATGCTAACTCATTATGCTTTGGTTTTGATATTGTTAAAGATTTTCAAGTGCAGTTTGGTGAGTATAAAGGAGAGGATGAAGGCTTCTATGATTGGCACAAAGATGTATATTTTGTTACTGATAAATTGTTAGATAGAAAGCTATCAATAGTTATACAACTATCTGATAAATCAGAATATAGTGGCGGTAAATTAGAATTTGAAATAGATGGAGAGGTATTCACATTTGATAATTTTGATAAAAAAGGAAGTGTAATTGTGTTCCCATCATTTGTTAAGCATAGAGTTACCCCTGTAACAAAAGGTGTAAGGAACTCACTTGTTGCGTGGATAAAAGGACCAAACTTCAAATGAGTAAGATAACAAAATCAGCAAGAGGCGAGCCATGTACTGTCAGACTAGACGGGTGCTATAGTGGTCCTGAAAATGAGACTGTTGTATGCGCTCACTTATGTAACGGTTCATACGGCATGAAAGCCTTAGATATTCATTCTGCTTATTGCTGTGCAAGCTGTCATGATATTTTAGATGGACGTAAACCTAGTGAATATACCAAAGAGTTCTTATTGCTATCTCACCTAATGGGTATGAAACGAACACAAGAGATATTGGTAGGTAAAGGATTACTTTGAGCAGACCTATCTATGAAAATGAGTTCGATTTAAGTAATGAAGAGATTGTAAAACAGGCAATAGAGAAGACAGGTGTTGTGTTACATAAGCTACCTATGAGCTATCGTATGGATTATATGGCTTTTAGAGATGACAAGCCTTCAAGTGTTATCGAGGTTAAGTCTAGGAAGAAAGGAACAAGTAGTACAACATTCCCATGGTTTATGGTCTCATTACTAAAGTGGCATGCAGGGATTGATTACGTTCATAAGAGTGGGATACCTTTTATATTAGCGGGTAAGTATGACGATGGGATATTCTTCTACAAATATAGTCCTGATGATAATGTAGATATTAAGTGGTTTGGCGGTAGAAAGGATAGACAAGATACTGCTGACCAAGAGCCTTGTGTTTATATACCGATGACACTATTTAAGAAACTATGAAACGAATACTTGAAAGAAGCAAACCTAAGCAACAGATACTAGAAGCTATGGTTAAAGCATTCTTTAGTGAACATGACGTGGAGCAAGCTATCATTGAGATAAAAGAGTCAAAGCTAACAAGAAGTCAGAGTCAGAACTCGTTATATTGGGAGTGGGTTTCATGTATATCGGGAGAATTGGGCTACACCAAGGACGAGACTCACATGTTGCTAAGAGACAAGTTTTTGGGTTACAATGAATTAACGACTAAGAAAGGCGAAGCTATTAGAGAGCTAAGAAGTACAACCAAACTAAAGGTCGGTGAGTTTAAAGACTACCTAGAGCAGATAGATATGTTCGTTGCTGAGTGGGGAATCATGCTACCTAGACCTGAAGATTTGTATTATGAATCAATGGGTTATAAGAGATGAAGCATAAACACGCAGAAGAGATACACGCCTTTGCTGAAGGATACCAAATCCAAAAGCTAGTATCACTTTGCTGTGATAGAAGCATTAGACATTGGGAAGACATGGAAGTGTCACCTATGTGGCATGAAGACGAAGAATATAGAGTTAAGCCTTATAACGAAACATGGGAAGAAGAAGATGAATGATATAGAAGAATACCTAGATGACGAAGACGTTAAGATGATGGGTAACTTACAAGATACAGCTACTGTAAATGAGCTATGCGCTTTGTACTATTCAGCACTAACAGTAATCGCAGAAGATAATGAGATAGATGTTATGCAAGCACATACAGGCATTGAACTAATGATTGCTAATGTGAATGAGTCAATACTTCCTATAGATACAAGCAACGAGATGCACTAATGGCTAAGATAACCATCAAAGAGGTTTCCAATGGTTTTGTTGTAGAGTTTGAAGACATGCAAAAGAACTATAGAGAAGAGGAAATATTTTCAACATTTGAAGATGTTGTTAAACGACTAGAACGAATTAAAAAGATAGAGGATGTTACACATGACTGCAAAGAAAACAGATAACTTCCTACCACTAGGAAGACCATCTAAATACAATGAAGAGATGATAGAGAAGGCTCAGGACTATATTGACAATCACTTTACTAAGTATCACGATGCAATACCTATGGTGGAAGGATTGGCTATGGAACTAGGTGTAGACAAGTCTACTATCTATGAATGGGAGAAGCATTATCCTGATTTTTCCCACACCGTCAGGGGATTAATGACATCACAAGGCAGAAGTCTTATCAATGGTGCGTTAAATGGAACTCTCAAAGAGAAGACAGCAGGACTGCTATTAGGTGTTAATCATGGGTTTATTCCGAAGACAGAAACAGACTTAAAATCAAGCGATGGCTCGATGCAACCAACAGTAATTGAGATTGTAGCTTATGGCGAAGATAAAAGCACAGATTAATTTACCTCCTAAGCTAAAGCCTATATTCACAGGTGAGGCAAGATACAGAGGTAGTTGGGGTGGACGTGGCTCAGGTAAGACAAGAACCTTTGCATTAATGACTGCTGTTCGTGGTTATGAGTGGGGCAGGGCAGGTAAGCAAGGTCAGATACTATGTGGTCGTGAGTTTATGAACTCCCTAGAGGATTCATCACTAGAGGAAATCAAGACAGCTATCCGTTCAGTAGATTGGCTTAATAATTACTATGAAGTTGGAGAGAAGTACATCAGGTCTAAAGATGGTCGTATCTCATATACATTCGTAGGACTAAGACGCTCACTAGATTCAATTAAGTCTAAGGCTCGTGTCTTATTAGCTTGGGTAGATGA